TCCCGTTTGGAATAAATATCAACCCTGTACGTGTATTCCGTCCCCTGCATGTCGTCGTCTGCCGCGTCCCTGTCTTGCAATAAAACAAGCTGATACGTGATATACGTACCAGCCTTCCCGCGGAATATCAGCCGCGCCACCCGCGGGCATTGTGCCGCAAGCGTGGTTTTTAATAAAGCGTCAACTTCATCAATCATTCTGCTGTTCCTCCTCCCACGCTTGCCGCATAGCCTCTTGAACCTCCGGCGCGGCCTTCTCGTTTGAGCTTGTGAACCACGGGCGCGCGGGCATATTAGAACGCCCGTATTGAAGGACAAAGCCAACGGTTGCGTTCGGTTGCCCGCGGCGGTTGTTCCCGTGCGGGTAGACTTCCACGCATTGCGTTTCGCCCTTCTTTTTGACGGACGTTTGTTTGATAGAGCTTGCAAGATCGCCCGTGCTACGCTTGCCCGTGAATGTGCGCCGTATTTCTTCCTGCTGGGCTTTCACCAGCACCGCGCCGCCAGCCTTCAACATCTTCGGAACGGCCTTCGTTGCCGCCGCCTCACGCTTCAAAAGGCGGTCTTGCATTCCCTCAATTCCGGAAACCTCAAACCGTGCCAACGTCGCCGCCTCCCTCCGCGTCCTCCGAAGCGCCCGCTTCGTCCGGAACTATGGAAAGATCGGTAAGCGTCAATTCGGTTATTTCGCCGTTTTTGCTCATATAGGTTCGCAAAACCTTGTAGCGTTTCCCGTTGATCTCGACCATGCTTTGCCCTTCGTATTCCTCCGTGTGAACGTCGGCTTTTAGCTCCGCTTGATAGCCCGCATTCGCGGCCTTCCAAAACTCCGAATAGCCAACGCTTTTCACGTCCCCGAACACGGTTGTTTTCGTTTCCTCCCGCTCCACGGGGAAGCCGTTTTCATTTACCGCGTCTTCCGGCGCGGGATCAGCCGCCGCAATAAGCGTGATTTCATCAGCCCACCGCATTGTAATCACCCGCCAAACTCAAAGAGCATTTCAAATAGTCGTATGCTTGCCTGTATTTTTCGCTGTCGTCGCTATATCCGAAATTTGCCTTTGCGTAAAGGATAATCGCGCGCGTGATAAGAGGATCAGCCGCCGCGGGCGTTTCACCCTCGGCGGCCTTTTCCTCCGGAACGTTCACACCGACAAGGCGCAAATCCGCTTTGCAAGCGTCGATCAGCCCTTGCACTTCGTCGTCAAAGGCGGTTGTTTTTACGCGCAAGGCGTTCTTCACCTTGTCAAGCATTGTCGTTCACCCCTCCCGTTTAAGCCGTGGGGGACGCAATGGTAACAAGGGAATTCTTGTCAACAACCTTTCCGTCAACAAGCATGATCGCCTTCGTTACCATGTCGTCCGTGTCGTTGTCCTCATACTTCTTCACGGTCATTGCGTAGTTGGTGTTCAACACATAGTCCTTGAAGTTGAAGAGGAACGCATATACGGTGTTCGCGGTCATGCCGGAAGCAAAGGAAGGCACATAGTCGCACACAACCACGGGGCGGCCAAGCAACACCCGTTCGGGCTTGTTGGTAACGCCGCCGTAATTCGTCCTGCCGATCGGCTGTCCCACTTCGTCACAAAGTCCGGCGTACTGCATAAAGGTTTTCTTGCTCATGCACCACACCGCGCCGTTCTCATACGCCTGCGGCAACGCGGCTTCGGCGTTGATAAGATCGGCGTATGCCAGCACGCCAGAACTCAAAGCCTGCCCCGTGGGGGCGGTTTCGGAAAGAATGCCCTTCGGCTTGCCCGTTCCGTCGCCGGAAATAATGGCCTGCTCTGTCGCCTTCGTCATTGCCTCCACCACGTTATTAGTAAGCGTAGCTTCAAAGGCCGAAAGTGCCATAGTGTCCATTTCCAGCGAAACGGCCACGGCGCAACGCAATTTGTGATAAGCAAAAGTAATGCTTCCCGTGGTCTTCTTCTGCTTGTCGCTCCCTGCGCCCTCTGCAACCCACGTCGCCGTAGGCTTCGCGCTGGAAGTCGGGATAGACACGCCGCCCTTGTACGCCGTGCGGGTAACAAGGGGAAGGATCATGCCCACGGCTTCCATTTTCTCAATGATCCGGTTCAGAATGGTTGTCGGGATCACCGCGCCATTCTCCGCGGTTTTAGAAACAGCGTCCGCGCGGAACTCCGCGGGAATGGGCGTGCCGCGAAGCGCGTATGCCATGAACGCGCGGCGGTACTCCATGCTGTCCAGCGGATCAGCGTCATTGCGCTGTTCGCCGCTTGCGGGGGCGGCGGGGGAAGGGAAGGAACGGACAACCGCGCCGCCGCTTCTGCCCTCCGCAATGGAAGTCAGAAGGTTAGAACGCTGTTCGGCGGCGGCCACCAGCCCCGCCCGCTCGGTTTTCAGCGCGTTCACTTCGGTTTCAAACGCGGTCAACTGTTCCGCGGTCAGCTCCGCGCCTCTGCTTTCGATCTCATTTGCGATCGCGGCAAGGCGCGCTTCGATTTCCTGCAATCTGTTCATTTGTCATACCTCCAACATGATTTTTAGTTTAAGTAGTTGTGCCTTCCGCGCTAACGCCTCCCGCTTCTCGGCTTCAATCGCTCCGTTGATCCAAGAACGCGCGGAAATATCGGTATCGGCGTTCGCGGGATAAGAAACCGCGGAAACGTCGTAAACCTTCTTGATCTTCAAGATCGTTCGTGTGCGTGTTTCCTTGTTGTAAGCGTCTTCGGACACCCGAAACGCCCACGACATTTTGTAAATAAGCCCTTCGTTGATCGTGCTGTAAAGTTTCCTTGCCTCTTCGGTAAGGCCAAGATTTGCGGCAATAAAAAGGCCGCTTTCCTGCGGCTCAATCAACAGGGAAGGCGGCTTGCTTCTTGCCATCTTGTTTCGCGCGTACACCATGCCCGCATGATCGTATTGCATAATCACGTCGGACAAGTCCGCACCGTCAAGGGCGTTCCGGTCAACTACTTCAAAGAACTGCATTCCTTCGTACTCATACAAAAGATACGGCGTATCGAAGGTTGTTGCGAAGCCTTCAACGTAATATTCCGTGTCAAACCTCTTCGCCGCTCCCGTCGCCGCCGTCGCCAGCGGCAACGCCATTTGTCGGTATTCCCGATCCTTCACTACCGGCATTCCCGTTTACCTCCTTCCCAAGTTGTGATACTTCGGTGTATTCTTTGCGGATATAGTATTTTTCGCCGTCCTCCACGTGCGCCATGTTCCATATATCCATAACGCCGTTTCGGTTCAGCAACCCGCGGTCAAACAACTGCGTGCTAATATTTAGCTTCGTGTTGTTGGACGCATATTGAAGCCTGTTCGCCGTGAATGTGATTGCGTTCCCGTGGGCGATTTCCCGCGGCGTGAACGTCATGTTTGACATGACAAGGGAAAGTTGCAGGGCGAACGGCTCAATTTTCCCTTCATAGTACGCGTTCCATTGATCTTCGTTGTATTTGTTTTGCAGGATTTCAAGGGAAGTCCCGAAGTAGTTGAACACGTTTTCATTGATCTGTTGCATTTGCAGGGCGTTCACGGTGAACGGCTTGCTATCCACCTGTTTCACGTCCGCAAACTTCTGATCGTAAATAATCATGCCGCTTTGGTTGTCCGCGGAAAGGTTGTCTTCGGTGAAGCGTTTGCGCTCCTTCGCTATATCCTCCGGCGCAAGCATGTTCGCAATCTTCGCCAGAAAACGGATTGAAGCCGAATTTTTAACGCCGTTGATAATTCCTTGATTGTGCGTATGTATCAACTGCATTGTCGGGCGCAAGGCCGCGTTCGTTTCCCCAAAAAAATCATCATTGTACTGAAATTGCGTCAGCACGCCCACGCGGTCAAACTCAATCGCCGCGCGTTGTCCGTTGGAAAAGGTATAACGCAAATATGGCACGCCGCCCACGTCAAGCACTTCGCAATTCTGCGGAAGCAGGGGATAATACCCCGCCAGCGCGCCGAATTCGTCTTCAATGGGAACAATGAAGGCCGTGTTGTTTACAGCAAGGATCGTCGCCAGCCTGTAAATAAACTTTGTCGTGTCTTGAAATGGATTTGGTTTGAACTGCAACGTGCGTTCAAGGTGTTTCTTTGCGCTCCCGCTAACCTCCGGCTTCAATTTGCTACAAGACGTTGCGAACGAATGAATAGCCGCCCGCGTGATCTCCATTTCATAAACGCTTTCCGGCGCATTCGTGAAAACGGGCGTGTACCCGTTTAGCATTTTGAAGTAACCCGTTGGCACAAGATCGCTTTTCGGCCTCCGGAATATGGTTTCAAATACTCCCATTTGTCAATCACCCCGCATTCTTTAGCATTACGCCGATTTCGTTATAGTATTTTTGCCGGACGGTCATTGCGTCGATTACCGACACGAAGCCGTCAATGCGCGCCCGCTGTTCGATCTTCACGGGACGGAATTTGCGTGTTTCCATGTTGTGCTTTAAGGCCACGTTCAAGAAATGCGCTTTAAGCAAACTGTTGTCCGCGATCTTGAAATTGCCATCAAGCAAAATCCCTTCAAATTCGCGGATAACGGGCGCAAGGTTTTCACCTTGAAACACGTCGTCCATGTGGAAGCCGTATGCCTGCATTTCGTCAACAAGGTATTGTGCGCTGTATCGGTCATAGCCCACTTTCAGCACATAAATTTGATACTTTTCTTTGAGCATGACGAACCAGTTGAACACGTCCTTATAGTCAACGTGATTTTCTCCGGAAAGGGTAATAACACCCTTCTTCACGAATATGTCATACGGCACGCCGTCGATCGCCGTTGCCCGCTCGACGCGGTTTGCAGGCATGAAAAATTGTGTGAACGCGTATAGCTTGCCGCCCCGCTCCACAACGACGGTTGCCGCTGTAAGGTCTGTTGTCTGCGAAAGGTCTATGCCGCCCACGGCATAACTTTTCCGGAAGGCTTCAAGCGTGATTTCAGCCGCCGCGCCCTCTACAACGTGCGCGTCAAGCCACGCAATGGACGAATTTTGCTTGATGTTGCAATACTTCGTCAGAAATTCGGCCTTTTTGCTTGCCGACATTTCCGCAACTGCTATTTCCTCTCGGAAGAAGTCAGCCGACACCGAAACGCCCATGTTTGGATTTGCCTTTTTAAGCTCTTCAATATCGTTCCACTTCTCCACGTCGTCAATCATGTATAGGAACGGCAATAGGCGGCGTTCCTTGCTGTTGCCCTTCAAGAACGCCGTGGATCGCTTCATCAATTCGTCAAAAATGCCGTCATTCTCATAACCCGCCGTCGAAATGGAAAGGATCAGCGGTTGCCGCCGCGCGCCAAGCGCGGATTTCATAACTTCGTACTGCTTCAACCCGCCGTCGCCGCGCCAGCTTGCCACTTCATCATTTACGACCAAATGCGGATTGAAGCCATCAGACTTCTTCGCGTTGAAGGCCAGCGG